ATTAGAACCTATATAACCATCGTTTATTAAAGGGTAAAAAACATTATCAGTTACAGTTGCACCATCTGAAAGTGTAACGCCATTTGTCCAACTATCAAATACGTTTTGTGGTGTCATATGATGCTCTATATCTGTATAATCTAAGTGTGCTAAAGTTGCATCTGCTAAGACTTCTAATATGTTAGCTACGTCATTAAATATAACTACGCTATATGACCTTTCAGTTGTTTTTTCTAGTGCCTTAGTCAGCATTAAAAAACCCTCTATTAGCAATACATCATTAGAATACAAAAACGCTTTACACACTTTGTATGGTGTGTATTTGCCAGTATAATTATCTAGGTTGTAATAATTTTTAAAAAAAACATTATTAGTTTTAGTAGCTGGTATTTGAAACTCTTTAGAATAACTAGCATTTTTACTAGCAAAACTTCTAACATCATCGACTTGTAATGTTAGATTGATATTTTCTGTACCATATACATCTAAGTCTGTTAATTTTTTGCCACTTTGCTCACGTACTTGTAGTCTTATCATAATCTTTGCACTCTAGTTTCGTGTGATTTTTCTAATGTCAAAATGTATTGCTTTAGCTTATCATTTGCATCAGTTTGTGTTACATATTCTGTATCTAAAATAACAACTGGTACAAAATCATCATCAACTTGCATAAATACACTAGGGCTAATAAATAATTCTTCTAAAAAAGTACAATCGTGTGCATCAATAAAATCAGTATTACACTCTATAGTTTGTACTGCATTAACATTATATGTTCTTGTACCACCCTCATATGTGCCTTGATTGTAAAATCTATCATTATTATCTTTAGCACTACCATATCTTTGTTTAAATGGACTTCTTTTTATAGATGTTGTTCTTGTAGACTTTTTAGTAAAATTGTAGTAGTCATATGCACCTAAACTATTTAGAAATGCTAAACGTATAGTTTCATATCCAGCACAATCATCATCTACTATTTCAAAGAAATATTTTCTACTAACTTCAAAACCAAAATATTTTGCTCTTATAAAATAATATTTAGTTGTAAGACCACCTTCATTTATATCTATACCTGAATTAGCTAAGTTTTTAGTGCCACAACCAAAATATAGTAAACCTTGTTCAGTATTTGTAGTTTCATCAGGTAAATTACTTGCAATTAAACCTATTACATTAACACCACCATTAGCGTTATTATTATCTACTACAAAAGCATTACCTACTGAACCATCTGCTTGAAAACATTGTATTTCAATTTTATCAACAAACGATGCATATGAACCAAAAACATTATCACTATCAGGTAAATTATCAACTGTATTTCTAAAATAACCACCGTGTAAGAAACCAAGCGTATGGTAATCATTACTTCGTATTTTTTGTGCGTTCTCAAATGAATCAAATTTCTCAAACTTTGACAAAAATTGTCTTTCACTACCATCTAAAATATAATTTCTAAAAAAGAAAGTGCCAGTATCTTTTCTGTTTTGGTGTTGTTGTACTGCATTGATAGCAAAAAACTTTTTCATTTGTGCTGGTATAAATACTTCAGTTAAATCGCTAGTTGATGTATTACGATATTCATACCCTGGTAGCACAAAAACGTGTATAAGGTTTTGTTTGTTTAAACTGTATTTATCTATAACGTGTATTGAGTGATTATGAGTACGCATATCTTGACCATTATACGTACTATATGAATCATCACCTGTATCGCAACCAGCATCGTAACCGTGTATATCAGTTTTACATACATCTTGTATTACGTCCTCTATTCTAAAAAATGCTTTACGTTTTTCAATTATAGGTGCTTTCAATATTGCTATAGCGTCATCTGCTTCTTCAAATTTACCATTAGGAAAAGCACATATTATTCTCAATGTATATTTGAAATCAGTTTTGTTTGACAAAGCAGCACTGACATCACTAGCTACAAATACTATATCGCTATATGCAGCTTGTATTACACTATCTTCAGTATTTATTATTCTTTTTAATATCATTATTCTATATCTTTACTTACAAAATTTAAAAATTGTTGTGTGTCTTTAGCATATGCTTTGATAAAATCTTTAGGCAACTCTTTATATGCTACATTAAAAGCATCAGTGAAAAAATTGCTAGGCTTTATACCATATAACTTTATATTTGTAGCTATACCAAATACTAAACTTTTACGTGGTATAAATTTACCTTTTTCATCTCTTGCACCTTTCAAACCTTTTCTAACAACCCATTTGTCTATTGCGCCAATATTAGCTATTTTACTAGAAGTTTTAAAAGCGTAAGGTGATTTAGGTGCTTTAGCACTTGATTTACTACCTTTAACCCCTTTATCTACAAATTGTGCATACCCTTCTGCTACAAAAGACATATCTACTGCACCACTATCATAAACTTTTAAAAAGTAACCCAAACTACTACTTAAATCGCCACTAGCATTTTTGCCTTTAGCATTCAATATACCTCTTGCAGTTTGTACTACCTTTTTACCAAAGGTGTCTAATACTTTTTCTACGTTACTCATTATGCAGTTGCTATAAACAATTCACAATCCATAGCATTACCACCGTGTGAGTTATGTATAAACAATGTTTCTATTGCAGCAGTTGCAGTAATACCAGCTTTAGATGCACTTGCAGCACCATTTGGTGTTAAGTATGTCACACTACAACCAGCTTTTAACTCTGTTGCAGCAGAAGTACTTGCAAATGATTTTGTTAATATTAAAGCATCTGTATCATCTAAATTAGTTACTCTAATATATTTTACATCTTCTACATCAAATTGATTATTAGTTACAGTTGATATAAATGTTGCTAATGTTACTGTTGTACTATGTGGTATAGTGAATATACGTTTAGATACATTACCTATACCTGTAAGTGTTTTTGTAATTGTTTGGTCATATGAATTACCATTTATTGTAATAGTTTCTTTTATTTCTATTGTTAAATCTGTTGGTGTTACTGTACTTGCCATTTTTTATTATTTGTATTATTATATTTATATTAGTTATTTATATTAATTATCTATAATTATATATTATATATATTCTTGTTAGTGCTACTTCGTTGTTACTTCTTTCATATAACTTATTCATTTATAATTAGTTATATATCGTATGCAACATCGCCAATACATTGACTAGCATTAAATCCTACTTCTATACTTACACTAGCTGTCCAGCCACTAACTTCATTATCAAATCTTTCTGTGAAAGGCTCACAAGCAATACTAGGTGATAATGCTACTTCTGTTTCAAAATTCCTGATACCTTTAAAATCGCCTGTTTGATTTTTTAATACACTTATGATATCGCCTATTGTTTCTAATGTATCGCTTAACACATCTCTTTCGTTACTTTCGTCTTTGCTTACTAAATCCATAACTATTAACTGAAAATTATATGTTAGTGTATGTTGTGCAAAATTTGCAGTAGATGTAGAAACGTGTAAAAGTGGGTATGTAGTTTCTACTAAATCAACTTCAAATATATCGCCAAAAGTAGTTGTATTAATTTGTAGATGACTGCTACCAATTTCTATAAATATATCATATAACATTTGTAGTGTTATATTTTTTATCTCTATGCCGTTTGTAAGTATCATTTTTTATTTTGTATATGTGTTAAATCTTTTTGGTATGCTATAAAATTAAAACATTCGTTAACTGTTAATTCTAATACATTGTTAAATTTTAAAATATCACCATTTGCTAAACTATAAATTAGACTATACCAGCCATATCTTTCTTCAAATTGTTCTTCTTCTGTCTTAACATCTTTCTGCGTTCTCTCCTCGATAGGTTCTTTGAATAAACTTGCATAGTGTTTATGTAATCCGTTGCGATAGTCAAAAAAAAACTGGCTGCACCATTTACTGTATCTATGCTAAGATTATCTCTAAATAATTTTGCTCGTTTATTAGCAGTTAAATAATCGTATTCTTCAATACTATATTTATCTTTTTTTTGCTTTGTAATTGGTCTATACAAAATAGCCATTACACTATCCATAGATGCCCAATTATCTGATAGTTTACTATCTAAATCTACAAACTCTTTTAATTTAAGTTCGTGTAAGTTAGGGTGGAAGCCATAATCTATACCATCTATTGTAATGATTAAGTTTAAATCTGTATTAGTTTTATTATCCATTAATTTACTTAACTCATTCATTACATTATCAATATCTGATTTTTTACAACTTTTTAATAGTTTTTTAGGTGCATTAGTAAAACAACTAATTGTAGTTATTGTTTTTTGTAATTCATCATCTACTTTATCTATGCTCTGCATAAAATTCATATACTTACCTAAAGATACTTGTGACCAGCTTGTAGGTATAGCATAACTAACATTGTTAATAATTAATTCCATACTATAAAATATAAAAAATAAAATTTGAGTATACTTGTAATGTTTTTAAACATTTAATTGTTTTAGTTAGTTAAAAGAGAGTGTGCTTATAGCCACTCTTTTTTTTTACTTAGGTTTACACAGGTTTACATATATACACATATCAAGTTTACACAAGTTTACGTATTTATACATAGTTATACAACTATTGCACATAATACACACCCTGTGGTTTTAGTTCGTAGTACATACGCATAGCCAGTGCATCACTAAAGTCAGGTGAACGACCAATAGCACTTTTTACTTCATCTTTACTTATTAGTTGAAGCTTAGTGTCTTTGTCAAAGTTTTTACGTCTTACTTGCTCTAATTCTTGTATAATATAATTTTTGTGAGTTATATTAGTACAGTTAATATATAGCTTAGACTTATTTAGAGCATCGCTAAGAGCATAGTAGCATTGTGTCTTTAGATTGATATAGTTTTCTTTTTTAAGTGCCTTAGAATTGTTTACAAAGCCTTTGCACCTTAATATATCTTTTACACCACCACCTACACCATCGTCATCTACTATAATATTACCTAATAATACGTTGTAGTTTCTTTGTATTGTACGTATTTCATCTGCTGCTTGTGTAATACTATTAGTGTCTAGTACCTTAAAGTATTCGGCTCGTAAGCCATTCCAATAAATTATTACTGTTTTATCTTTACCAAACCTAGCTATATCAGCAGTTATGTACCCTGTTCCAGTAGGTGTGTCTTGTAATTCAAAAGCACCTAGTATAGCGTTGTAGTTTATTAACTTATCTTCACTATCGTCATATTCCCAGTTGCCATATAGTAGTCTTTGCTTGCTTATATAGTCAAGTTTTTCTAGCTGGTCTTTATAGTGTTTAGAGATATGCCTATTATCTGTTACAAGCGACTGTATAAACTTACGATATTCAGGTAACCTATTCTCTTTGTGTGGTTTGTAAAAGTTAGTATATACCCATTCTTTACTAGGGTTGCAAGTCAGTAGTGTCTTAGGCACTAAATTGTTATCGTCTAACTTATACCTTAACCTACTACTTACTATTTGTTTAGCTTTTTCTGTTATTTGGTTACATTCGTCAATAAATGCAGCAGTAAGTTCTAATGAACCTAAGCTATCAAAGTTTTTATCTGATGGGTATTGGAATAAATCTTTTAATATTACCTCTGAACCATTATAGAATGTAATAATATTGCTTGATGCGTTGTATTTGTAGTGTGTATTAGCTTCTATACCCCATTCACTACATACATCAAAAAATGTATTCAGTGTAGTCTTTTTAAGATTGTCTAGCTTACTACGACCTATTAAACATCTTATACCATCGTAAGACGTGCATAGTGTTATTATCCAAGCACAACCTAAGTAACTCTTGCCACCTCCAGCAGCACCACCATATAATACTTCTGTTGTGGTCTTATCTGTAAGGTACTCTATTGCTAGCCATTGTTTACTCGTTAGTTTCGCTATCATCGTCTTTCATTAGAGTAATAGTTATAGGCTTAAACTCACCACTAACATCTAACTCTTGTTTCTCTACATAACCTCGCTTTTTACCTTTAGTCTTTAGGTAAAATATAGTGGCTTGTGTACCACCTTTCTTAATCTGTTTGTGTAGGTGGCTTTCAGCAAAGTCAATAGCTACATCATCAATACTCTTGACTGCTAGATTATACGCTTCATCATCTTTTAACCATTGGTAGTGTGTCGTTCTATCTATACCTACCAGCTTACAAGCAGAGGTAACTACACCTAATGTTTTTTCTAATGCTTCTAACATAGCTAATTTTCCTTTCTCAGTTCTATCTTGCATAAGTGTTGGATTTTGTTGTTATTTACCACACAAGGCGCATACTATTTTGTCCTTCGGTTGTTCTTCATTTTCTTCATCAAAGCTATTAATAATATCATCTTCGTTTTGCCATACATCTAAACCCCAATCTTCTAACTCTACACTATCCCATTCATTAGCTAGTATATCCCAATCCCAATCACCAAAGCCTAAATTATCTTTTATTATGAACTCTTGCTTTTGTTTATTTGTTAGTTTATCGGCTCTTATTATGTTTACTTCTGTATGCCCTAACTCTACTAATGCTTTGTATCGCATATTACCACCAAGTATGTAACCTTCATTATCTATTACAATAGGTCTTAACTCTAGCATCTGTGGAAAGTCTTGTATAGACTGCTTTAGCTTTTCAAACTTAGCAGTATTAACAAGTCTAGGGTTAATAGGGTTATTTCGTATGCTATTAATAGGTACTTGTACCATCGTAATTAAACAATTTATTATTAATTCTTTTTATATCTTCTTCTTGCTCTAGATGTTTTTGCCTTTTTAATTCAAATTGTAAATGGT